TAAAATTTATATGCAAAGAATATGATAGTCGTGTTATTCCGTTTTTGTTGTTTAATTTGGCAATTAGAAATATTGACGCCGAAGTTATCCATTGTGATGTATTGTCAGATGAAAATTTCAAAACATACAGGACGCAAAAGGGTGATAGATTTGCAACGGTTAAAGAAGTAGATAAGAGTGAATTTAAAGCTGATTGTTGTATATCAAATCCGCCGTACAATATGAAATGGGAACAGCCGGTATTTGCACAATTACAGAATAGATTTTCACAGTGCGAAGTACCGCCGGAAAGTAATGCGAATTATGCGTTTATATTGACTGCGTTAGATGAAATTAATGGCAAGGCAAGTTTTATATTGCCGAATGGCGTGTTAAGCACTGACAATCAAAAGGAAAAGCAAATAAGACAGTATTTAGTCGAAATGAATTTCATAGAAAGTATAATTGTATGTCCAGATAAAATGTTTGAAGTTACGTCAATATCAACGTGTATTATAACATTTAACAAAAATAAAAAACATTCAACGATAGAAATGATTGACCTGCGACAGAGGTATGAAACGGAACAACGAATGCAAAACGGACAGTTTGGCGGCAAAAGTCACACTAACAGGACATACGCAAAAGAGGTCAAGATTATATCCGAAAGTCAGATACAAGATGTATTAATACAAATTGAACAGTACGGAAATATAGCGGGTTACTGCAAGGCAGTAAGCATTGAAGAAATAAAAAACAATAATTATGTATTGGTGCCAAGCCGATACATAGAGTTTGAGAATATAGAAAATGCACATAGACCGTACAACGAAATAGTTGCGGATATTAACAGAATTATAACTGAAAAAAATACTTGTAAACTAACAATAAACGAAACAATCGCCAAGTCTTTAGGATTTGACATTGAACTGTTCAAGCAGGACAACGGTACAAATAATGATTTCTCAAAATTGACAGAAAAAATATGTGGTGAAAAGATTGTAAAAAATGATTATTTCAAAACAACAAAAAATAAAAATGAAATAACATTTTCAAATAACAGCAAAGAAAATATTTCAAGCATTCTTATGATGATATTTAACACGTGGAAACAACACATATATTATCTAAATTTTGAAGAAAACAGATATTTAGCAGAACTTCGGGACGCACTGTTGCCGGAGCTGATGAGTGGCAAGATTGATGTAAGCAATATATAAACGGTAGAAAGGATAAAACTATGTTTGAAAAAATAAAAAAATATTTGCGAAAAAAGAAGTTTGAATATAAACACAGAAAATTCTGCACTGAATGGAACAGACGAAACAGAAAATGGCGTGAATGTCGTCACAAACGTAAAATGTTTGAAAGAGATCTGCGTAGGTGGCTAAGAGAATACGAAGGGTGATTGTATGAATACGGTTGAACCAATTCGTGATAAACGGGATGTATACGCAATCAAAAAATATCTGCATCAAAAGGATATTAAATATTACATTATGTTCATTACAGGTATTTCATTAGGATTGCGTATTAACGAAATTTTAAAGATGACAGTAGGTGACGTTAAGGGACGTACTACTGCAACGTTCCGGCAGAGTAAGACCGGAAAAGAAATCACGGTTGCATATAATGATGAATTGCTTAAAGAATATAAAATCTATTGCGAACACCGTACACCGGAAGAAGCGCTGATTCCGAATAATCACAATGAATATAAGGCAATCAGTCGGAGTATGGCATACAAAGTCTTACGCGAAGCGGCGGATCATGTAGGCATTAAATACAAAGTAGGAACACATTCGCTACGAAAGACATGTGGTTATCATTACTACAGACAAACACGCGATATAGTTACATTGCAGGTGTGGTTTAATCATCGTAGTGCAAGTGATACATTAAGATACATTGGTGTCACAAAAGATACTGTGTTATCTGCTATGAAACACTTCAAAATTTAATTCTATTAAACATAATTGTCTAACGTGTAATAGAATGGCGGTTTTTGTTATGCATTTATTAGTAGAAACTGTATTCAACCTATTACACACAATACAGGGTTATGTGTAATAGGCGGAAAGGACGAATGACAATGGCACAGGCTGCATTACACGTCTGCAACAAATGCGGATGTCACCGACTGACACACGATACATACTGCGAACTACATCAGC